GGAGATGGTGACACTTTCCCGAATATTCAAGACAACGTAGGTAATGCAACATTTGTTATGTACAACATGACTGCTGCTGACATTGTAACTGATGCACCTTAAGGAACAGCTAATGTATGATCCAGACACTCTTCCTACTGAGGATGAAATCAATAAAGCTGACAAACCCCTGAACAAACCTTTCCGACTGCCTAAAGGTAGCTCTAAGAAGTTCGGGGTTTACGTCAAGGATGGCGACAAGACCAAGAAAGTTACCTTCGGTGATCCTAATATGGAAATCCGAAGGGACGATCCCAAGGCTCGTGCCAACTTTCGGTCACGTCACTCCTGTGACACAGCAACAGATAAGACTAGCGCCCGATACTGGTCTTGCCGCATGTGGGAGAAAGGAACCTCTGTGGGACAAATGACAAAAGACATTGAGGGTCAAATCCTCAAGTCTGATGAAGAACAGAGGCTCGTATACGGATGGGCTTCAGTTATCACCGAGAAGGGCGAACCTGTAGTTGATCGCCAAGGTGATGTGATTAAACCTGATACGCTTGTTAAGGCCGTGAATAACTTCATGGAGCATGTGCGTGTAGGTAAACAGATGCACGATGGAGAACAAGTTGGTGTAGTGGTTCACTCTTGGCCTTGCACTAACGAGATCAATAAGTCTGTCGGGCTGGAGGCTGACCGTGAGGGTTGGCTGGTCGCTTTTAAGGTCTATGACGATGATGTCTGGGCTAAGGTTAAAAGCGGGGAACTCGCCGCCTTCAGCATTGGGGGTCGTGCGGTAAAAGGAGAGTATAATGGCGACTGAGTTGCTAGAACTTCAACTAGAGGAACTGTCTTTGGTTGATCGTCCAGCCAATGCAGAAGCGATGGTTACTCTTTTCAAACGGGACGATACCCAAGAAGAGGACATCACTAAGATGACTGAAGAACAAGACGCTAAAGTTAAGGCTTACATGGAGAAGCATAGCTGTGGCAAAGATGAAGCCATGAAGGCACTTGGTTATGAGATGGAGAAGGCTGAAGCTGATCCTACCGAAGAACTGAAGGCTGAGATTGATACCTTGAAAGCTGAGAACGAGCGTCTCCGCAAGGGTCTGATCGACGAAGGCTACGTGATTAAAGCTGAAGCCATCGAAAAGAAAGCTCCTGAGGAGTTTGTCGAGTACGAAGGTGAACAGATCAACAAGGCTGACATTCCTGCACCTATCCTGAAAGCTCTGGAAGCTGCTGAGATTGAGAAAGCCGATATTGCACTGACTAAGAAAGCTGAAGAGACCCTTCCGCATTTCGCTGTTGATGCTGCTAAAGGTCTTCTGTCTGCTGTCTCTAAGATGGACGAAGCAGAAATCCTTATCGAAGCTCTTATGGCTGCTGACAAAGCGTTTGCAGACAAGATGGAAGAGCTTGGTAAATCTGATGTAGACGGAGAGTTCTCCTCTGCTAACGACAAACTAGAACATATGGTTAAGTCTCACATGGATGAGAACAGCCTTACCTATGCCAAGGCTTATGCGGCAGTCGCTAAGACCGAAGAAGGCAAAACTCTTATCGCTAAAGCCTACAAGGGAGAATAACTCATGGCTAATATGCAATCGCGGGACACCCGCACATTTGTTGCTGGTGAAGACCTCTCCGCAGCACAATTCAAGTTCGTCACTCTGGAAGCTGACGGTCAAGTTGATCTGGCAGACTCTGCTGGTGAGAACTGCATCGGTGTTCTTCTTGTTGAAGGCGAATCTGCTCGTGCAGTAACCGTCGTAATGACTGGCTCTGTTATGGTTGAAGCTGGTGGCACTGTAACCAATGGTGGTGCTGTTGCTACGGACGCAACTGGTCGTGCAGTAGACGCAACCACTGGTGACATCATCATGGGCTATGCTCGTGAAGCTGGTGTTGCTAACCAAGTAATTGAAATCGAACTTATCCAAGGCGGCAACGCTTCGGCGTAACCCGATTAGAAGGAAAATAATACTATGCCTATGTTGACACCATCTCAGGTACACCTTGACGTACCTTTGACCAACCTGACCATTGCTTATGCTCAGGAAACGTCTAACTTCGTAGCGGATAAAGTGTTCGGCACAGTCCCCGTTGATAAACAGTCCGACAAGTTCTACGAGTATGATCGCGAAGGTCTGCGTCATGGTGACGTTAAGATCCTCGCCCCTCGTACTGAAGTCAACCGTGTTGGTATGTCCCTCTCGACTGACAACTACTACGCTGATGTCCGGGGTTTGGGTATGGACTTTGGACAGCAAGAGCTTGCTAACGAAGACACCATGCTGGAAACCCGTTCGCAGGGTGCTAACGTCCTGATCGAAAAAATCCTCATTGACCGTGAAGTCCGTTGGGCTGACACCTTCTTCAAGACGGGTGTTTGGGGAACTGAGGTTTCTGGTGACGCTTCTGGTTCCGTTGGTGCTGGTGAAGTTGTTTACTGGTCGGACTACGCTAACTCGACCCCAATCGTTGACGTGACTAATGCTCGTCGTGCGATGCAGCTTAAGTCTGGCGGCTACAAGCCTAACTGCATGGTCGTTGGTAAGGAAGTTCGTGACATCCTCGTGAACCACCCTGACATCCTTGCTCGCCTCAATGGTGGCGCAACGGTTTCTGAAACCGCTAAGGTCACTGACGCCAAGCTGGCTGAAATCTTTGAAGTTGAGCAGTTCCTCGTCATGGAAGCTGTTTACAACGATGCTGCTGAAGGTACGGCAGATAACTTCGGCTTCATTGGCGGTAATCACGCAATGCTGGCCTACAAGCCTTCTTCGATGGGCCTCAAGACCCCTGCCTCGGGTGCTATCTTCACTTGGGACGCTATCCCCGGTGTTGGTGGTCTGGGCATCACTGTTGAGTCCTTCTCGGATGACGCACTGCAGCGCCAGCAGATTGCTGAGATGATCCAAGTTAAGGTTGCTGATGACATGAAAGTTATCGGTGCTGACCTTGGTTACTTCTTCAAAGACATCGTAGCTTAATAGTTACTTACTAAAGGTGGACCCTGAGTTTCGGCTTGGGGTCCAACCCAACTATAAAACAATTAACAGTAGACATTAGGATAAGATATGCACCCCACATGGCTTGGGTTTCAGGTAGACTGGCCCGTATTCGTAAAGAACCCCTTTCAAGCAGCTAACACCTCTTGGACGCGAGGTCAACACTTTAACTGGCAAGAGCGCAAGTTGGACCCTTATAAGGTCTACACTATGTACGCCTCCGGTTATTTGTATCACAACACAGAATTAGAGAAAGAGAACAAGGTAGGCGACCGTCTCAGTGAGATGACTACAGATCAACTTTATTCTCTCGTAGGTCTTCTCAATGGCGAAGTCAAGAAGCGTACCGCCACAGCAGAAGAGCTTAAGGAAAAGAGGTGTCGCCAGTCTAAGATTGACGATAAGCAGCGTGGTTTGATCCGCTCATTCCTCCGTAAGAACCCTTGGATCACCGAGGATTTCTATAAGTTCCGAGATAATATTCTTGGAGAGTAAATAAACAGGAGACCTGATATGAGTTGGTCCTATGACCCTACAGACTTAAATACGACCACAGCATCAGGTCGCCTTAACACAGTTCGGTTTCTGGTAGGTGACACAGACACTAATAACCAGAAGGTGCAGGATGAAGAGATCACGTTCTCCTTGTCTCAAACTAACGACGATGTAAATGCTGCTGCTTCTTATGTAGCACGTACCCTAGCATCTAAGTACGCCAGTAAGGTAACTATAGAGCTTGATGGTCAGCTTATGGCTCACTACAGCGATCTGTATGAACACTACAAGTCTCTGGCTGACAAGTTGGACTACCAAGCTAAGAAGTTCGGTGCACAGCTAGGCGTCATTGCTGGTGGCATCAGTAAGACCAGAGTTAAGACTGTACGTAGTAACACAGACCGAGTAGAACCTGCATTCCGCAGAGACCGCTTCCTGAACACTCCTGACTCTGACAGCTATAGCTAAGAGGTTATCATGCTCAGTACAGACATGCAGGCGTTGATCAATGAGTTCGGTCAAGAGGTAACTCTGAGGAAGGTTACTGTAGGTACTTATAACACTGAAACGGGTGTAGTTAGTAATACCACTCAGGACTACACTGTTAAGTCTTATATGGCCCAGTACACCCTGACAGAACTTACCTCAGATAACATCGTGAGGGGCGACAGGAAAGCCCTGATACCTGCCTTTGATACCTCTGGTGCAGCTATCCCTTCCCCTGATGAGAGTGACCTCTTGGTGGGTGCAGGAGACACTGTACGGGTTGTAGCGGTTCAGACACTCTTCAGTGGTGATAGTGTAGTTTGTTACATTTGTCAAGTAAGAGAGTAATATGGCACAAGTTACAATCAAAGGTCTTAAAGCTCTCGAAAACATACAAGACCAAGCTAAAGAAATCGCTAGTAATGAGCTAGAAGATTACTTCGTTGAGATGGCTAATGATGCTATCAATATGGCCTCGCATGGTGTGTGGTCTGGTGCTTACGTTAAGTCTTTCTCCTTTAAAGCTAACAACTCTAGTAGTCGTGGCCGAAGGGTAAATGGAGCTAATTGGAGGTTCCCAGAGAAGACTGGTTCCCAAGCTGATGTCGAAGAAGGTAGGGCGCTGTTGTTAGGTGACGTTAAAGCAGCCTTTGCAGATAAAGACGGTGTTCTTAAGAATAAGTCCTACACACTTCGTAATGACTCCAACCATGCAGTTTTTGTAGAGCACGGTACGTTTGGTCACGCGGGTCCAAACGGTCCATACGCTAACGGAGGATACAAAATCTTTGAGAGGCTGAAGAGTAGATATGGCTGACATCAACCGTAAGATCAGGGCTGCACTAGAGACCCACCTATCGAACATCTCAGGTTTACCTGACATAGCCTATGAGAACGTCCCTTATGAGCCTACAACTGGTCAGAGCTTCATCAGGGTATCCTATATGCCTACACTACGTAGACCTGCTGTCAGAGGGCTTAACCCACAACAAGAGTACAGAGGTATACTAGCACTTAATGTGTATGCACCTGAAGGCTCTGGACCTGCTGCTTGTGAAGACATTGTAGAGAAACTGCTTGAGGGCTTTGAGGCCACCACAGACATTAGCTACAATGACGGCAGTGACACTTACACTGTTTGTATTGACTACGCTGAGAGAGACATCGGATTAACTGATGCTCCTTGGTATTTAATTCCAGTCACCATCGGCTGGTTCATCTACAACTAGGAGAATTAGATGACTTGTTTCGCACAGGGTTCGCGTTCCAGCCTTTCGTATATTGTCGAATCTACTTTCGGTACGACCCCGGCTGGTAACTTCACGAACCTCCCTTTCAGCACTCAATCGCTGAACCTGAGTAAAGACCGAGTAGCTGGTAACGACATCCAAGCTGACCGTATGCCTCGTGTTGATCGCCATGGCAACCGTCAAGTTGGTGGTGACATCGCTGTTGACCTCCGTAAAGGTGACTATGATGCTTTCCTTGAGTCTGCTATGCTCAACACTTGGGCTACTGATGTACTTAAGGTAGGCACTACACCTAAGTATTTCTCTATCGAAGACTACGCTGCTGACATCGACCAAGCTCGTTTGTTCACTGGCTGCACAGTTTCCACTATGGGCCTGTCTATTGCACCTAACCAGATGGTGACTACTACCTTCGGTATGGTAGGTAAGGATATGACTATTGGTGCCACAGAGAAGACTCAAGACGCAGCTTCAGGTAATGCCCCTTTCGATGCTTATTCTGGAGACTTGGCTATCGGCAACGTAGGAGCTTCTTCTGCTGTAGCTATCGTAACTGGTATCGACTTCACCTTGAACAATTCCTTCGCCCCCACTTTCGTCGTAGGTGATGACAGCGCCCCTTGTCTTGAGGTTGGTCGTGCAGAGATCGAAGGTACTATCACGGCTTACTTTGAGGATGCAGCACTTATCAACCGCTTCCTTAATGAGACTGAGACTGAGTTGTCTGTTTCTGTAGATGACCCTACAGGCTCTAACGAGTACACCTTCTTATTCCCTCGTGTCAAGATTAACAGTGCTGACGTTGGTGTAGATGGCCCTAACAGCCGTATCATCAATATGTCTTTTGTTTCTCTGTATGACTCTACTGAGGCAACTAACCTGAAGATTACTCGTTCATAAGAATCCCGCAAGGGAGGGGCTGGTGCTGTGTCGGGTGGCACTGGCCCCAATTATCTCACACCCGACTATACATAAAGGAACCCGACAATGGATTTGAAAGACTTTGCACCTAAAAGTGATGAAGTAGAAGTAGAGATCAAGCACCCCGCTAATGGTGAACCTCTTACGAATAAAGACGGTAGTGCTATGACTATTGTACTCCATGCGCCCCATTCTAAAGCATACAAAGAGGCCATGTATGAGCAGACAAACAAACGTCTTAAATCTGCACAATCGTCTGGAGGAGACTTTAACCTGACTGCACAAGACATCGAAGAGGCTAGTTTAGAGCTACTGTCTAAAATTACTAAGTCTTGGAGCATCACATACGACGACAGTCAACCTACGCGCACCACTTCTAAAGCTAAAGCTATCTACGAGGAACTGTTCTGGCTTCGCCCTCAACTTGAGGAGGCTCTGAATAACTCTCAGGCTTTTATGAACGGCTGATTGGGCAACTAGAAGACTTTGCTGAACATACGTTCAAACTGAATAAACCCGATCAAAATGGTGTCTCTCAAAGGGAACACCTACAAGAAGTAGAAAGGCAGATCGGACGTAAGCCACAAGAATTGGAGGGACCAGAGTTTCCCCGATTAGTGTCTCATGTTTGGTCTGCCTTTATTTCGTTGAGCAACAGCCGTACTGCTGGTTTTAGCGGACCTAACCCGATTACTTACGAACAAATCAAAGCATGGAAAGAACTCACTGATACGCCCCTTGACAGCAGAGATGTTCAGGGTGTCATGCGTATTGATGCAGTATATATGAGGGTGGCTAATGGCTAACAATAATATGGAACTTAAGTATCTCGTAGATTATCGTCAGCTTCAGCTTGCGAACAAAGAGATTCTAAAGACGGGTTCTAACGCTCAGAAGTCTGCCTCTGTATTTGAACAGGCTTTCCGTAAGGTTGAGAGGGAGAACGCAAGACAGCTTTCGGATGTCAAGAAGAAGATAGCTTTCAGTCAGCGCATGGAAGCTCAAAAGGCTAAAGAGGCTAGGGAAACCCAAAGGGCAGCAGATCAAGAAGCTAAGTCTTTAGAGAGGCTTAAGGTTAAGTACGTCCAAGGCCATCTGGCTATGGATATATATACAAAAGAACTAAATGATCTAGCTTTAGCCCGTAAGAGAGGTATTATAACCGCTGAACAGCAGAGGGTTGAGTTAGAAAGGCTTAATACTGCCACTAAGATGGGTACTGTTGTATCTCAGGAGTATGGTAATGCTGTAGGTCAAGTGGGTCGTCGTATGAGCCGTACTGGCGTTATGACACAGCAGGCAGGCTATCAGGTTGGTGACTTTATTGTTCAGGTACAGTCTGGACAGAACGCTATGGTCGCATTTGGACAGCAAGCTACACAGATGGCAGGTACTCTCACGCTACTTGGCGGTAAGTTTATAGCTATCGGTTCTGTACTAGGTATTGCTATACCTTTAGTTACTGCTGTTGGCGCTGCATTTCTGAGGACTCGAAAGTCTGCTCGTGACAGTTTAGACCCTCTTGAGTCAGTTACGAAAGAGCTAGGAAACCTTGTCGAAGAGTCTATTAAGGCTGTTACTAAAATAGACCAAGTTGTAAGCGCCTTAGAAAAACTAGAAGATTTTAAAGCAAGATTAGGCGAATCCTTTACGGGCAACTTAGTCAATCTTGAAGACCTAAGAGGGTTTTTAGGTGAAAGCCTTGAAGAACGCTTAGGAAGTCAACTTCAAAACTTAAGGAACGCTTTTTCTGCCGCCCCTAGCGAACAGCTTTATGAGTATGAGAGACAGCTTTTAAAACTACAAGAAGAAGCCGAAGACCTTCAGCACATCATAGCACAAGATACAGAAGCTGGTGTTCTTGAAGACTTAGATTTTTATAACGCACAACTAGCAGGTATCCAAAGGGATATTGTTAGTATTACTTCAGAGTCTAACCAACTAGGTCGCTCTTGGACTATACTTCAAAGCGTAACAGGTAACACCAGAAGAGAACTAGCTGAATCTTTATCCTTGGCAGTCAACAGGCTTAAAACAGAAGGTCTTATGACACAAGAGATAAGGGACCAACTTGTAGCTTTCGCAAGTTCTAACGGCCTTGTGTCTGAACTAATAAGGATTTTTGAGGGTGTAAATGCAGAGGCCATTAAGTTAGAGGAAGAGATAGGAAAAGCCGCTGTTGAAGCCCTAAAGCTTGCAGGGGTAGATATTGCTTCTCCTATAAGTGATGCTGCTAAAGAGGCTGCAATTCTGGCCGCACAACTTGGCATAGGGTTAGCTGCTGCTCAAGGCATCATGCAAGCTCAGGCAGGTCGTGATGTAGACTTTATGAACCTTCAAGGCCAGTACGCAGCTTACGGTCAGGGCCAGCAAGCCATGAGACAAGCAGAGGCCGCTCAAAGGTATTCTGCTGACGGTAGAGCTTTCAAAGAACCTTCTTCTGGAAGAACTTCTGGTGGTGGGGGAGGTTCTAGTGCAGATGCCCTAGCTTCTCTTATGAAGCGTATAGCACTAGACGAGCAACTCTTAGGTGTTAGCCAAGAACGTGCACAGGTTATGCGGGCTATAGCTAACTCTGAACGTCAATACTCTGCTAGTGCAATCGAAGGTGCTGTTCAACGTCTTGAGGCTTACAACCAAGAGAAAGACAGACTAGCTGAAATCCAAGGTCTATACGACGCTACCCAAAGCTCTCTAGAGGATGGCTTTATGTCTATGGTAGACGGTACTAAGACTGTAGAGGATGCCTTCAAGGATATGGCTAGGAGCAT